ATGTTATGTAAAAAATATTCTACGTTGTATCTACGTTTCTTACGTTGGAGACAAAAAGAAGCCTGCCAGCAATCATACTGGCAGGTTGTGCGAAGTGGTTTACTTCTCTTCCCTTGCAGGGGTGACAAGCAGCAAGCAGGGATGTTAGGTCCCCTTTCGATAGCATATGAAGTGGCTTATAATACTGCATGTAAGCGTATGGATGTGGTATTTAACCAGCGAAACCAGAGCTTTTTATTGTGGTTATGTCGAGATGTATAGTCTCAGCATCAGGGTCAACATCTGGCCTGAGTAAGCATTGAAAAGGAAACAATCATGAAGATCAGACATGTCACGAATGATTTTGAGGATTCAGTTGTCATTGAGGATGGTGATTTTCATCTGGAGATCTGTTCTTTTCCTGGGCTCCCTGGTGAGTCTAATCTAACGGTCGGCCAGGTCGATAACAACGGCAATCCGATCTTTACCAAAGAGATCGCGCCAGCTGAGCTACCTGCATTCTTTTCTGCTCTCTTCAATTTTTCATCTGCGGCATAAAAAGTAGCTCTGACTTTTGCGCGCCAGAGCCATCATTCATCTGAAGAGTGGTTTCAGTTTGGCAATACAATGCTGATCTCATCAATTGTGGACATCGTGATGTCCAGGCTGGCCTGCTTACAGAGGAAGAGGCGGTACAATTGTATGACGTGCTATACTGCTAGTAGTTCGTCTACCACGTGTAGAAGTGAGTAACGGAGCCGCTCTAGCAAGGGCGGTGCTAGCAACACAAAAAGAACCTGCTACGCATAGTTTGTAGCAGGTTCTTTTTGTGTTTGGCTTATTGTTGCAGATGAGCATGAGCTATCTCATGCTCATCTTTGTTTGGGCAGCTCTCCACGCAGAGTCCCAGGGCTGTTCGTAAGTCAATCAGCCCTGGTAGAAGTATGTTCGGTGGCAATTTATGCGGCAACATGGTCGCCACGTCGTAGAAGCAGACGCCGCGGATCTCTGTTCGGGCAACGACCTGTTTACAAGGTTTGCAATAGATGCGCAGCATGTCACTCAGCGGCTTTACTGGAGCTTCAGTATATAACTCCCCAACGCCTGAATGATAAAAAGTAATTGACTCACCTTGCTCGACGACGGTAATCGAATGTGGCCTGGCTTGTTTTTCTGTTTGCATTGGTACTCCCTCAATTCTTTTTCTTCTCACTAGACTAGCGGATAAAAATCCCTCCATATTATTCTACCCTATACTATGGGTAGAAAGCATACAAGCCTTATTTATCCATCCATTTATTCCAAGCTACACAAATGGATGGAATATTTGTATCCTTGTGGTCGTGAGGGAGGATGCAATGATTTATTTGAAGATAAAAGAGGTCGCTGAAGCCAAGGGCATGAGTCAGGGGAAGCTATCCAGGGCCGCGGATGTCGATCCGAAGACTCTTCGTGATATTTTTCGTGATCCCGGTCGGAGCATAACGACTGAGACGCTTAATCGCCTGGCCGGGGCATTGGGCGTAGACGCTCGGGAGTTAATCGACTATGTGCCTGATGACAACAAAAAAGAGGCTCTTCCCTAGTCTAATGGAATTGAGGAAATGTACCTCACTTTAGCCTCTTCTCCGATGAGTATACCAGTAGCAGGCGCAAATGGTAGGATGTAAATAAACACCCTGATCATTCACACCGTGTTTTCTACCATTCTGTTATATAACCTCATGAACAATTACAATCTGCTTAAACTTGCGCCTCAGGCGCATGGAAGGCAGATTGAGGAATGATCCGCTTGAAAATAAAAGAGGTTGCTGCATTGAAGGGATTCAGTCAGAGGCAATTGATATTGAGATCTGGTGTTGACGTCAGAATAATAAAAAGAGTGTTGCGCGACCCATACACCAATATCACATTGCACACGTTGGACAAATTTGCAAAGGTTCTGGGGGTTGGTGCTGACATGCTCATTGAAAGCGTGCCAGATCCTGAATAAGCAATAAAAAAGAAGACTACTGAGGGAGATCTAGTAGCCTTCTTTTTTATCCTGAGAAGAATGAGAACCAATGCTGTCTGTAGAATACCATGTTATGCATTGCAGTGCAATGTACTGCTACTTCTACTTATCTACCCTTGCAAGGGGTTAGTGAGAGTAGAGCGGGCGTAGCTCTCCACCATTACGGCTACATGCGCCGCTCACACCTCCACTATGAGAATACTTTCCACTGACACACTCGTCTACATAGCCATTCGTACTTGTCCAGAAGGTGCTCACGCATGCGAAGTAGCTACAGAAGTCTGCATTCGGATTGTAAAGGAGACTGCCAGGCGTGAAGTTATAGCCCCACGGATTGCCGTTTACTCCAGCTGGCGGAGCTGGTGCTTGTGTAGGAGCTGGGGCCGGTGGTGCTTGCGTAGGCGCTGGTGCTGGTGGTTGTGTCGCAGTGGGCGCCTGTGCAGGCTGTTGTGTTGGCTGTGTCTGCGCGACGACCTTGGGCTTCGGTGTGCTCGTTGGCTTTGGCTTCACTGTTGGCGTTGCGTGAGGTGTAGACGTCGCCGTCGCTGCAACGCGTGGCGTTGACTGTGTTGATGCCTGGGCGGGTTGATTTGGTTTGTTCGCTGTCGGAAATGCAGTTGTGCAGAGTCCGCATAAAGCTAAGACGCCGATCAGAGCCAGGCAGCCGATGCCAGCTTTTGTACGGCGACGTTGTCGTCGGAACCATCCTGTTTTCTTCGGTGGTGCTGGAGGTTGCTGCATTGGCTGATACGAGTTGGGCATGGTGTTTTGATAAGAGTTGGGCGTGTTTTGGTAGGGATTTTGATAGGGATCCTGATTGAAGTTGTTCGACATTGATTTCCTTCCATAGATATACTTTTATGCATTGCGCGCAATAGTATAAACGGATGAGTCATAGAATAGTAAAATAAAAGAGAGATCACTTTTATGATGATCTCTCTTCTTTCCCTTGCAAGGGATTATATAAGTTGTCGCGACTTGCCACCCAGGTCATCTGCAATCGCCATGAACTGCTCTAATGCATTTTGTAAATCTTCGATGATACTGGCGGCGATCTCGGCTGGTGGTGGAAGATTGTCGGTTCCCTCCAGACTCTGATCACGTAGCCAGAAGAGATCCAGGCTGAGCTTGTCTCGTTTACTAAGCTCTTCGTAGCTGAAACAGCGGAACCGCTCGCTCTCGTGCCTCTGGCGTCGATCGAAAGAGTTATAGCAAGTAATGAAGTCCGCTAAATGCTCTTCTTTCAATGGATTAGTGCGTAAGGTAAAGTTCATGTTGGTACGCAGATCATAAACCCAGAGCTGTTCAGTCTGTGCATTGAAGCTGGCCTGGTGCTTATCAAAAAAGAGTACGTTCGCTTTGACGCCCTGGGCATAGAAGATGCCCGTTGGCAAGCGTAGCATCGTATGCACATCGCAGTTCTGTAGCAGGTTACGACGAATAGTCTCACCAGCACCACCCTCAAAGAGGACGTTGTCAGGCACAACAACGGCTGCTCTTCCATTCGTTTTGAGCAATTTATAGATATGCTGTACGAAGTTCAACTGCTTATTGCTCGTTGTGGCCCAGAAGTCATCTCGACTGATGTTTGCGGCTTCGCGTTCACTGCTCTTCTTGCCATTTTTAGGACCCAGGCTCAAGCTGCTCTTGCGTCCAAAGGGTGGATTGGATAGAACCATATCAAAGCGCTCGCTCGGTTTGGCGCGCAGACTATCGACAACATGAATCGATGGTTCTTCTGCATGCTCATCACCAATACCATGCAGGAACATATTCATGACACAGAGTCGCGCGGTACTATCAACGATCTCCCAGCCCTGAAACGCATCGTTCTTTAAGAAACGACTCGCTTCACGATCCATATCAGGATGCTGGGCAGAGATGTAATCATGAGCCGCTAATAAGAAGCCCCCTGTTCCGCAGGCAGGATCGCAGATTGTTTGCATCGTCGAAGGCTGCATAACCTCAACAATGGCTCTGATCAGTTCACGCGGAGTAAAATATTGACCGGCACCACTCTTGGTATCTTCGGCATTCTTCTCCAGTAGACCTTCATAGGCATCGCCCTTCACATCGGCCTCCAAATTGAGCCAGTTAATACCACCGATGAGATCGACAATTAAACGCCGTAGATGGGCCGGGTTCTGGATCTTATTAATGGCTTTGCGAAAAATAACACCCAGCATCCCTTCTTCCCTGCCCAGTTTCTCCAGCACAAGCCGATAGTGGCTCTCCAGCGCATCACCATCTTTTGCGCAGAGGCTTTGCCAGTTTAAGTCCTCTGGAATGCGCGGCGTTTCGCCTGGTTGCAACAACTCCTGTTCATCAGCCATCTTGAGAAAGAGTAGATAGGTAAGTTGCTCGACGTAATCACCATAGGACATGCCATCATCGCGCAAAATATTACAATAATTCCAGAGCTTCTGAACAATATATTGTGTATGGGTGCTCATAAAGGTATCCTTCCTCTCATTCCCTTGCAAGGGTTATATCTTTAAGAATTGTGTAGAGCTGGTATTTGGGCGAACGTGCACATACTTCGCTGTCGTCTGGATACTTTTATGCCCCAGCGTCTCCTTGACGAGCGTGAGGGCAGCGCCATTCTCAATGCTATGGGTTGCGTGTGCATGGCGCATCCAGTGCGGTGAGACGTTGCCAGTGATGTCAGCGCGGCGAGCTGCAGCATGCACAATGCGATGGATCTGAGATTCATCCAGGCGACGCGACTTCGCGCCTGATCGCGATCTGGCCTGTCGAGATTGAAAGACATAGGTATCAGCTGCGTCATCTGGTTTCTTGAGTGCGACCACTTCTCGCCAGGTCTCCTGATCAAGTAATACATAGCGTGTTTTCTTGCCTTTGCCATAGATCGCAACCTGGCCAGCCTCAGTACGATTCTGCACATGTCGCCATTGCAGATCACAGAGCTCAGCTTCTCGCAGACCTGCACGATACAGCAAGATCAGAATTGCATGATTGCGCGGGTTGGTCTCCAGTGCGAACATCTTTGCAATCTGCTGCTCGGAGAGAATGCGCTCGGCCAACGTATCTTCAATCTTTGGCAGTTTGACGACTGCGCCGACATTGAATTGCAAGTAGCCAATCTTGACACCAAAGCTCAGAGCACTTTTGACCGCGGCAATTGTCCGGGCCTGTGATGTCGGCTTGAGATTGCCCAGACTATCAATGAAGTTCTGGAAGTCTTCCAGTGTCACCCCTTGCAAGGGTTTCTGCACATATGTGTAAAACTTGTGGATATCTGCACGATAAGCGCGTTGTGTCTTCTCACTTTTGCCATGCAGCCACATCTCAATAAATTTCTTGTCTATCTGTGCAATCGTTGGGAATTGATCCACTGGCATGATGTTAGTCATTTAACACTAACCAACCTTTGTGTAGAAGTTCTAATTCAAGATTTTTTATGGTTTGTGGGTCTAATCCTGTGCCAGATGTCATGCGTTGTATGGTTGGGTTTCCTTCATAAAGAAATTTTGCAACCATAAACATTTTCTCCTGAGTTGTTAGATTGCTCTCCATCATTTCCCAGCATCTCATTTGAAATTCTCGTCCATCCATATTGTCCCCTTTAGTATATTCTCTACTTCAGAATAACACTAATTATCATGCACTCATTTTACCATAAAAAGCCCTATTTGCAACAAGCATAGGGTGTTCAATCCGCCTGTAGAGCGGTGTTATGCTGTATGTACATCCATTCATTACAAGTACGTACATACGTACAAGATAGGCGCGAGGTGGCGGATATTATTCCGCCTGATTGTCATAATTTGGAAGTGGCGCTTTGCCCATGCAATGGATATTCATAGTGATCTCTCTGTCAGAGAGTGGAGGCATGTCGATGAAGAATTGACTGATCACTCCCATCTCCTCGTCTTCTGGATCTGGTTCGTGGCGATGCAGCCAGATCTCAAAATCAAGTCTCTTCAACTGGAGCCAAAAGTGAATGCGAGAGAAAAGAGTATTCATCACTTCACCTGTACTTCTCTGACCATTGTTTGATTGCCGTTGGTAAAGTGTGCATACTCACCACTGTCCAGCAGGATGCATTCACATTGCGCAGTTGGGTGACTGGAATAGCGATACTCAGATTTGACAGCATAGACGCCATCATCAGTAACAAAGACAGCGCCTGGTCGCAATTCAAGCAAGGTTATTCTTTTGTCGTCGTGTATGTCGTATTCTTTTCCATCAATGACAAGCGTTACCTTTGATCCTGCCTGAATCTGATTAATGTAGTAATATGTCTGGCCATTGATCATGAGTTGTATTTTTTGCATGCTCATCATTTCACCTCATGCGCTGGCCAGGTGCGAGTCAACTGCACGACATATGCAGGTGTCTTGCTGCCATAGGGCTGCTTCCTGACTTCAAAGATCTTTCCGCATGTGCAGATGTGTTTGCCATAGATTGTCGTCATCATCTCATGCTGGCAGTTGGGACACGTCCATTCTGTGACCCAGGTTGATGTCGATGTGGATTCAATTTCTGTTTCATGCTGCTGATCAGTATTATTCATAATTTATTTTATCTTTCATTATAAAGAATACTTTTGTGTATAGATACGAGCGCGCCTGGTGCTGATCTTATGACGATGAGCACCAATAGGCATTCTGGTTGGCAGCGGTCCGATGAGTTGCGAACGCATGCTGAAAGATAGCGCAGTCTCTAGTCCCTGTGCTTCTCGCTGCTTTAGCCATTGCCATAGTGGTTTTCCTACATACAAAGTCAGCGTGTTGGGCGTAGCAGATTGTGCAGTGTTTTCTGGATCTGCTATGAGCTGATCATCCTGCCCGATCACATAATGTTGACTGACTTGCTGCTCATTGCTCATTTATTTATAGCCTCTTCACATTTCTGTCTGTCTGTGCATACTTGTGCTTTAAAAACGTCATTACAGGTCAGGGTTGAGGAATGCTCTGCATGCTCATCACAGATCCACCGGCAACAAATCATACATTGGTGATCTGCTCGCTTTTGACAAATGTGACAGTTCATGAATGTATCATCTTTATTCTTTGCTCGCTCTTCCTCTTCTTGCAATGCCTGTTGCTGTCGTTCGGCAATTGCAAGTGTTTGCTGTTGGATATCTCTGGTTATCTCATTGCTCTCTTCAAGCGCATTCGCAATGCGTGCAAGCACTGCCAGTAGTTTTTTACTCACATTCTTTTCCTTTCCAGTGTCTCGCGATCTTGCTCCGCCTGCTGTGCGCGCTGCTCGGCAAGGGTGGCAAGGTGTTCAATCTGTGCAAGTTCTTCATTGGTCAGGTACTGCAGTAGGCGCTTAGAGATTGGACCTTCTTGCCCTTGCAAGGGTTGATCTGACTGTACTTGTTCAGGCGCGACACGATCAAGCACGAGCTGGGCCGCTTTGAGTCTGACTGATGGTGAGTCTTCAAGCGCCAAACTATCTTCAAGCGCCTGGATTGCTTTTGTGGAGAGCGCTTTGATTTGCTCTCTCACATGTGTTGCGACATCCTGTTTGACTGCCAGAAGCGATTCGGCAACATGTGGGCGTGTGAGCCATCGCTTGATGGTCCTGCTACTGATATTCATCAGTCTGGCTGTTTCTTCATGTGACTTGCCTGTTGCCAGATGTTGGACAAGTTCAGCCTCTTCAGTTGTCAGCCCATGGACAGATTCAGACATGTTTTTGACATTTCGTGACAAAATTAACAAATTTCATGACACCAGTATAGCAGAATGAGCACATCCGAACAACTGTATGTATCTACAAGTAAGTGCAAAAAAGTCGCCTGATCATTCCGACCAGGCAGATATGTTACTTGTTCTGTGCGAGCCAGTCAGGGGAGCGCACAAAGGTGATCGTGGTCTTGCCCTTATTGCCAACAGCACCTGCTACCAGGCCAACAGGGCCAAGCAGTAGTCCTCCTGCAATTGCCTTGCCAGCTGAAAACTTACCATTACGCGCTGCGAGATCCTGAGGCATCCAGCCATGCTGTGCAGCGGCTTCGACGTCCTTCTGCATCTTTTTCTTGTCTTTGTATTCTTCGATATGGGTCAGGGCGCGAGCGTCGTGATACCACTCTTTGCCAGTAATGACATTCGTTTGGAGATGCGGGAAGATTGCTTCAACTTTCGCGAAGTTCTGTTTGGTGACTGTATCCGCGGTAAATGTGCCCTGGGTGGTAAAGATAGTCACATCGACACTCATCATAGAACCCGGTTGCGTCGTGAGCTTTGTCACATTGGCACATGGCACTTGCCAGGCGATCTTATTAAATGGTGCAACCACTCTTATCACGCCTTCTTCCAAGACCTGCAGCTTACCTTGCTTGCAGACTACATTAACTAATTCGTTTGACATTGTCTCATCCTTCTTTCATATACTTCTATGTAGTGTAAACGGATGAGAGGGCATTTTGTAAAACAAAAACAGGAATACATCGCAAGGGTAACAAAGCGTGTATTCCTGTCTCTACTTATAACTATGGAGATCTGTAAGAAAAGCGGAAAGCAATCAGCGATTTGTGCTCATTGGCATAATGATATAGGTGTAGTCAGTTGATCCGACCGGCTTGACAGCACACGGCCGAGCAGGCGAGATAAGCTCCATCGCCAGTTTGGGCGAGCCGATCACACCCAGGACCTCGCCCAAATATCGGGCGTTTAATATAATTTCCTGGTCAGGCCCGTCGATGCCAGCGCCGATCGTCGTGATATTGTTGCCGACATCTTCAGCCGTCGCCTCCAGGGTGAGCGTGTCATTGGACGCTTTGAACCGAACGATATTCGCACTATCGCGCGCGAATGGCTGCACTGACTTCAGGGCCGCTGCGATCTCTTTGGTCTCCACTACGATGCGCGTTTTATGCTCCAGTGGGATTGCAGCCTTGATATTAGGGAATGTGCCTTCAATCAGACGCGAGACCAGATCGATCTGCTCAGTGTGGAATAAGACCTGACTGCGATTGGTCGTCACGATCATCTGTACAGTCCCTTCAGCGGGCAAGATACGCGCCAACTCACTGAGTGAACGTGCTGGTATGATGACGCTGCTGGGCACGCCTTCATACCCTTGCAGGGGTAAACCAACGACGCGATGTGCAAGGCGGAATGCATCTGCGCCTGAGAACGTGAGAGTGCTAGCACCATCATATGTACCGCCATGCACTTCAACGAGCACACCAGTGAGCACCGGTCGTGCATCGTCGTCAGCTGCTGCGATGACCACTTGTGCAATCATCTCCTTCAGCTGGCCTGCTTCCAACACTATTGGATTCTCTCCACCTTCTGCACCAGCGATGTGCGGGAATTCCTCAGGGTCCATACCTTTAATATTGGCCTTACTGCCAGTGCTCTTTACTTTGATATCGTGTGAATCTTCCTCCACAATCAATTCAACCTGGCCAGCGCGCAAGCTGGTTACCAGGTCAGTAAAGGTTTTAGCAGGCACGGTGGTCGAGCCCTCTTCAAAGACTTCAGCATCAATTGTGCAGGTTATGCCAATCTCCAGGTTGGTCGCCGAGAGCTTCAAGTGGCCCTGCTCTGCCTGGATCAATATGTTTGCCAATATCGGCAAGGTGCTGCGACTTGAGACCGCATGACTGACAGTTGAGAGTGCTTTGGCCAGATCGGCCTGTTTGCATGTGATTTTCATAATGTTTATTGCTCGCTTTCTTTTTTAGAATAAGGGCATTTGTTTTGCAGACTGTCTGATTTCATTAATAAGATCGATAATGTCGAATTGGAGAATACAGGGTTGGTCATCCAGTTGCGTCACAACGACGCGATACCGATTGAAGGTGTGGAGCTTGTCGAACACGCGGCTGCTCCCTCCAACCTGAACTTTATGATTCCAACTTATTCGTCCCATGTGGCCTTCTGTCATTTGTTCAGGTGTATCACCGCGGGCGACATGCACCTGGATAAAGTCCATAGCGATGTGCCGCGCCTGGTTCACATCAACATTATGAGGATTGATGTTTTCTGATGTGCTGCTCATACTTCTATTTCCTCATAGTCGTAATCAGGGTCGTACTCTGGCTCAGTTATTGGATCGCCGTTCTTAGCTTTCAGCCTGTCTTTCAGCCCTCGTATAGCCAGCTTATAGCGGGCGTTATCCTCTCTGAGAAGGGCATACTTGAGCCGAACGTTGACGGACGCCTCACCTTTGTTGTAGCCAAAGAGAAAACCAATCAGGAACGTAATGACAGTGCCGATCAGGATAGTGATAAAAATTGCGAGAATCATGATGTATCTCCAGTGCACCCAACCCTTGCAAGGCTGAGAGCGATGTGTTTATTTCACCTGAAATTCAATACTTTTAGACATTGCGTCTTTCTTATAAACAAGCCGATAGTGGCCTGGATCTAAGTTCAGTTCAATCATGCCTGTTTCTGATGCTGTTTTTTCAACAAACTTGAACCATTTCATGCCGCCACGAGGCCCGATGACCAATACCATGATCTTGCAGACCTTGCCGCTGGGAGCCTGTAGAGTTGTTTGTGGCATTATCTAGCTCCTTTTCTTGCCAATAATTTGAGGCCAACGGTCACACATTGCTCTGGCATGTTGGCGAATATCGCCGAACATATTGCGAGCATGGATACAACCAGGGAACCATTGATAGAGTCTTCCACCAAGTGTTTTATCTGGGCAGGTGAAGATGTCCAGTGCTGCTTTGTTCGGATAGTGAATATTTGACTCATCAGTGAGTGTGAGAATGGCATAGTGTCCATCCTCTTCTCGCTCACACACGGTCCATTCAGGGATGCCGCCGTTGGCGTAATCATTGATAAGGATATTCAATGGGACCCTCTCTCCAAGCTTGAGTGATGCCAGCACACCATGTATAGCTCTGGCATCACTCAGAGGTTTATTGTCAGCTCGTGCTTGCATTGCTTATACCTCTACCCCTGCAAGGGATGTTTGCAGTTCTTTCATGTCTACTAAAATCTCTTCAAATGCCGGTTGTCCTTCAAAGTGGATGCCGGCGAATGTGATGCCGCCTGGTGCGAACGCAAGGATTGCCAGGCTTTCGCATAGGACATTCACAGCTTTGCGCGTTTCGCCTTTGACGCGATACAGTATGGCGTCGCCATGCTCGCCCAGATACACAGCGTGGCCGCTCACACGCTCTAATTGCCAGTCGCTGATATCGCCTTGGTTGGCGATATCAGCGATCATCAGCGGAACAATAGCTTCCAGATGCAGTTTGAGAAGAAAATCAGTGTGCTCGCTCATGCTCGTCCTCTATACCTTGTGGTTGAATGCGTATGCATACAGGGTGCTATTGAGATTTTGAGCAGCGCCTGTTTCGCTTCTTACAATGATCTCAGTGCGTGTTCTGTAGTAGTCTCCGTGTCCGATGTCTTCGCCCAAACGACAGACTCTGATATAGTAAAAGCTTCCATGTCCTTCGGTTGGATAGGGCACATGTTTGTCAATCGCATCGTAGAGCTTGCTGAAATTTGTTGCCGTGATGTGATCATCATCGCCAGGGCCATAGCCCAGAACGAAGTACACGCCCTTCATTTCTTCTTGCAGTTGCGCCTTATATGCCTCTAAGCTCATGCCAGCAGGAGGTGTAATGACCCCTGCAAGGGTTCCATCAGGATTGCTGATGAGGTGCATATACTGAGCCTTTGGGTCATCCTGAGGAGGTGTGATGCAGGATGTGCACACATTATCACCAGCGACCTCATGCAGGATGCCATCTTGTGGGCGCTCGCCGCATGACTCACACAAGCCAAGCTGCTGATTGAGGATTTTAGCTAGGTTGTCGTAATTTTCTTGTAATTCCTTTGATATAGACAGCCAAGAGGAAGCATATGTGTCTATGAGTGCATAGGCATCGTGCACCTTTTCGCCAGTAAGTAACTTGATCATTTATTCTTTCCAATCTTTTGCCGCATCGGGCAGATATCGCTTCACTGCTTCATATCTTTTTTGCTGCTCGGGCGTCCCTCTTATATCTTTGGGCTGCCCTACTGCCTGTTGCTCTTTACGTGAGAGCCTCCTGCGAATGTGATAGGCGGATCCAGTCCACTCTTCCCACTGCCCCAGTGCCTCATCTCCAACCCCTGCAAGGGCTTCAAGTGTCTGCTTGTGCAGAAAGTCTTTATCAGCAGGCCAACCAGGGAGAGGCATTATCGAAGCGTGCCACACGGGCCCGCCAAAGTTGAGCTTTATTCATTCGTGCCCTGAATTGACTGTCAGGCGGGCGCTAAAGCCGTTGCCAACGCGCCCAAACTGTGGATGGATTGTCTCCACTGCGAGCCTGCAATGGTGTGTGAGTGCGAGCTGCTGTCTCTTGTTCATGTTGTGTCCTGTTGATGTATCAATGAGCACTGGACTGGATGGAGAGCGCAGCCCAGTGCATGTAAAGAGGCTAGTAGATAAGTATGTCGACGTCTGATGTATCGGTCTCGTCTTCTGGGATACCAGCGGCGTGTTTGACGTAGCCCAACACGCGATCCTCATTGCTGGTGGAGTTGATGTAGCGCCCATCTTTACCATAGAGCTCGTATTTATCCTGGTATGATTGAGGATCGCTAAGTTCCTTCAGCGTAAGTCCGTGTTTCTCTGCGAGTGCGAAGGCTTCTGCTTTCACCTCAGCAATACGCTTTATTTCGTCATTCTCAGCCTGTTTGCAGTCTGCTTTGAATTGCTGTAGCGCAGCGACGAGGGCGTCTACTTCATCGATGGTGACCTCGAAGCACTTTGGCTTTCTATCGGTACGAATTTTCGTGAATGCGATTGATGTGTTATAGATGTCCGCATACAACTCATCAAAGCCACTTCTGTAGTCATGGCTGAGGCGGACGGTGCGCCGTTTATGACGACCCTCTTCAGTGTTGCTATAAACAACTTCGAATGTTGCCTGCTCTGTCTGCTTGTTCTCTTCTGTCTGCTGTGTCATTGGATTGGTCCTTCTTTCTTGCTGTAAAAAATCATACTTTTATTGAACTTGTTGTAACTATACTGAACTTTAATCAATTTGTCAACAACATAGTGCATATTCATTAACTTTGTTAAACTATTGACAATTATCATGAACTTGTCTATACTGCACTTACGATCTTCTCTAGTCCAATCCAATAAAAATGAGGAAAAACGAATGAGCACCAATGTTGCCCCAACTCCCGAGCAGGATCAAGCACCTAAGCAGGATCGCACCTATACACGCACTCCAATGGGAGTGATCACACAATATGAGATTGCAAGCAATGAGCACTTATATCTTGTGGAGATTTGGAGAGGGAATGTCAGCCGCTGCACATGCCACACGCGATCATGCCAGCACGGTCGTCTATCGCTTCTCTTAGAAGAGCAGTGGCAGGCACTGAATGCGCCTGAGGCTCCCGAGTCTTGCTCTTCCTGTGGTCGTATGGCACGCATGCAGCGTGGCCTTGCTTACTGTTCTAACTGCGCTTCGTAGCTTTTTTTATTCTTAATTTTTCTATATATGAGAGGGGCTTCCTGATATGCAAATGAAAGAACTTATTATGCAGACAACAGTATCCGATTCGCTGGTGTGTTCAGCGACTCTACCTTTACCGCCGGGGGTCAATGCGAGCTATAAGATTGTTCGCGTGCCTACACGCTCTTATAAGAATGGCATGATGGTCTACGCAAGTCGTTTGGGCGCAACGCCTGCCCTGGAGGAATTCAAGCAAAGCGCCACGTTCGCACTTGCAGGTCTTGAGACAGCTTCTATCAATTGGGGCCTGGTTGAATCCATTAAATTGAATAAATATAAAACACCTCTTCGCGTTGTGATCAAATTTTTCTATCCAACCTTGTGGAAGTGCGATGTCGACGGAGGCATTAAGGCCGTGCAGGATGTCGTATTCAAAAAGCTTGAGCTCAATGACAACCTGGTCGTCGAGCTGGTTGCAAAGAAATTCGATGACAAGTTTAACCCTCGTGTTGAGATCGAAATTACCTGTGTATCTCATACCGGAAAGTAAAATCGTATGGTTGCTACATTGCCCAAACAATCCATTGACGAACTTGCAAGGGACTACATCAACTCCCTTGCAAGGGGCGTCATGCCAACGAGCAGGCCAGATCTCGAACAGTGGGAAAATATCATTGCCAGTCTGGAGATCGCTTTCTTAAAAGTGGAACGTGCTGGTGGCGATATCCCTGCTGCTATGCACAACGTGCTCGCAACGCTCTATAAAACCAATCCTGACCTGTGCGATCTCATGCAACCAGGTCCGACAATTGAAGACATTGAGATGCCAGAGGAGAGCGACATCCCGCCTTTGCCAGTTCAGTGTCAATTGGACTCTAGCCTTGCAAGGGATGCATTCCCAATCTTGGATACTTATGTTGAGTTTAGTCGCAAGGCCAGCCCTGAGGGCTATGATGACTTTCACCCAATGGTAGGGATGTGGATGTTCTCTGTTGTCGCTGCAAGGCGGGTGTACTTGCCAATGCAGCTAGACCGCTTCTATGGCAATCTCATGATTGGGCTATTTGGCAAGTCGTCGCTTTTTGCAAAGTCGCTCACAGCAAAGACGGCGAAGCATGTGCTGAATGCAGCTGGCCTTGGGCATCTCGTAAGCCTTTCTCGCACATCACCATCAAAGCTCCTCTCCAACATGGCAGGCTCACGTATTCCGACAGACTATGAAGACTGGCCTGCTGAGAAGCAAGAGTACTTCAGAAAATGTCTTGCGATGAGCGCGCAGAAAGGGTTGTTTTTTGATGAGCTGGGGAAGTTCATTCAGGCCATGTTGCGCAAGGGTTCAACAACATCGGATTTTGCAGATATCTTCCTTGAATTGGACGGGTGCCCAGATGTGTTTGGGCAAGACACCCAGGCGCGTAATTCCGAGCCGATACAGAAACCCTACCTTGCGCTCCTGGGCGCGATGACACCTGCCAATTTGAAGGAGAACGCATCAGCTGGTGCGGACTTCTGGACAGACGGGTTTTGGGGTCGCTTCAGTTTCGTGGCGGCCCCACCTGGCGCGTATAAGGATGAAGCCCTTGAGCCTGGCGATCTTCCAATTCCAGAAGAGTTGATCCAACCTTTACGGGATTGGCATAGGCGCCTTGGTGTGCCACTCTGCGATATAACTGAAATTATCGACGAAAATAATAAGAAGACAGGCCGCTATCTCATTGAGCGGCAAGAGCTCCCAGAAACCGCTTGCGCGATCGATCATGAAGCCTATCAGGCATGGAAGCGTTATCGTAGCGCCCTCAAAAAAATGATTGCCAGCTTTCCACACGAAGACTTTGCTTCCAACTACGCACGCCTGCCAGAAACAGCCCTCCGTATGGCAATTCTTATGGCATCACTTTCTGGTGAGAATAACCGCATTACATTGAAGCATTGGGCAAAGGCGCAAGAGCTCGCTGAACTGCTGCGTAAAAACCTTCACGAGCTCTACAGACAAGTTAATTGCAATGACTACCAGAGCGAAACCACAAAGCTTGAGGAGAGCATCCTGACGAAGATGCACATCCTCAAAGATAAGGGAGTGGACGGTATTACCGTTGCTCAACTCAAAAGCAGATATCTCAAAAATACATCCATCAAGATGCTGACAGACTTGATGGAAAGCATGACGAAGGCGGGCATCCTCAAGAAGGATACCACCGCGCATGCCACGAAGGGTAAATACTTTTTATTGGACTGACAAACATGCGAGAGTAGTGAAAGTAGAAAGTAGCTATACACACATATCTCTTATCCTTATCCCCTGCAAGGGGTATAGATACACAAATAAATAAATAAATAAAAATAGTCTTTAATACGTATCTTCTACTTTCTACTTTTACTACCTTCTACTTTGACACAACATACCCTTGCAAGGGTAGAGAGGGAGAAACCAATGCCAACACTATCAACAAAATGGGATATCGTTTCAGCGTTTGAGCATTTTGCAAACATTCAAACAGTTGGGAGGGAGGGCGATGTGCATGGTGTTTCAGAAATACATGCCAATTGTCCCTGGTGTCCGGGCAGTAAAGATAGCTTTATCTTGCGCCGTGAAACAGGCCAATTTACACATGCCGTCCGATCAGGTGGCTGTGGAGCGAGTGGTGATATTATCGATTTACTGACCAGTGATCTCGTTGGGATGACACGTCAAGAGGCCCTCATAGAGGCTGAAATTGAGGATGTCCAGTTTAGCGACCAGGAGCCCAACACGCGCCACGTCAACAGCAAGGATGTCGCGCCTTCAAAGAAGTGGCAAGAGGCTGCCACGCTCATCATGCAGCGTGCAGAACGGTTTCTGTGGCACACTGGTAGCAAGACAGGAAAACAGGCGCTTGAGTACTTGCATTCCCGCGGCTTGAAAGATGAAACCATCAAAAAGGCACACATCGGCTACGTGCCGCTCATGCCTGATGGGCAATGGTATCAGGGTAGCTTTGAAGATTGGGGCTTAAACCCGGATGACTTCCCGACAAAGGATTGTGTGAAGGTCGCCTCTGGCATCTTGATCCCGTGGTTTGTGGGCGGCCAGGTGTGGAAATTGGCAGTGAAGAGACCTGGGCAAGAGCATGATTATATTCAGGTTGATGGCAGCTCCGAGCCACTGTATGGAGTGGACGGCTTGCAGTATGGAGAGATCTGCATGATGGTGGAAGGGGAGATCGACTGCTTGTCTGTGCAACAGGAAGCAGGAGATTTGCTTAATTGTGTGGCCACTGGATCTAGCGCAAAAGGGCGGTCCGGTCGTTGGATCACAGAATTGTCTTTGGCAAGCTTTATCCTTCAAAGCTTTGATGAGGATCCATCTGGTGATGATGGTGCGAAGTTCTGGCTCGACACATTTGAGCTAGAAAGCAACATTGCGCGATGGTCACCGATGAGCTGGAATGATCCGAACGCCCTCTTGCAGGCTCAAGGTGAGGCGTATATAACATTACGCGAATGGGCGCGCTTGGGTGTAGAGATGGCCCGCTATAATATGCGTATAGCCACAGGACACTCATCCCTTGCAAGGGAAGCACAGGCCAGCGTTGAGGATCACTTCGAGCTTGATGAGGAGGCGATTGCAGATGCAGAAGCCTGGTAGTCTCGCCGAATATGTCCATCTACATCCTGAAGGATTTCGCGTGGCATACGAGCCAGTGGCATTGCCACATCTGCCGCGATTAAAGTGTCCACACCAGGAGATCACGAGCGTGCGTGTCTCTGACACCATGACGGCCCCTAAAGTGTCGCCACGTGGCTGTATCGGCAAGCCACTGGCCAGTGGCTGGTGTGCAGAACACCAGGTCGCACAGGAGCTCTTAGAGATCGGCGCGAAGCTGCGCTACCCTGAAATCTTTATGGGCAAGACAGGAGCGCGTGGTATTTTCTGTGGATTGATCCACTGGGAAAGATATGCCGAGGTGACCTCTGCCAAATTTCTAAAAGAAGATGTCAATGTCTTGCGCATCCGATTTGATCTCTGAGATTATTCAGTTTATTCAGCCCTGGTGCCCGCTGCCAGGGCTTTTTTATGTACCAATATGTACCAATCTTTTACTATCTTTTACTAAAAGTTATATATTACTTGATTATATTTGGTTTAAATCCTATAATTATTATGAAAATTGGTGATACTTAACGAAAGTTTAGCAAACTTGGTGTAACTTAGTGTAACTTACTGCAAGAGAGGTACTTTACTAGAAATTATCAGAAATTAACCTGCGAGAATACGAGAGGGAGAAAAGAATCAATATGGCTGTACCACAATTTCAACTAGAAGCAACGATGGAAGCCGATGGCGTTGCATATTATAATATGGCGGACGCCGCCATATTCGCTGGCATGACGATCCATGGCTTAAATAAGCGCGTCGATCGATGGAATGAGGAGCATAAAGACGCCTGGGAAAAAGATCATAAAAAAGACGACGAGCCAATAGAGAAGGTTCCATTTGGAGGACGTTCCAAATATTATAAGCGTGATGACTTACGACGCCTGTTTAACTTGTCGGTCAGTGCAAACAAATAACATTACATAACAACATTACATAACAAAAGGGGTCGCTACTTGAAATGAGTAGTGGCCCTTTTTATAGTTACAGTTATAAATATTATGCGGCTTTGTATGCAGCAATAGCAGCGCTGAGAACAAGTCGTCGCTCCAGTTCTTCTGGAGAGAGAACGAAAGGAATAGGCAGAGGTGCTGCGTCGCCAGATTCAAGATCATACGCTGCGACCTCCAGCGTTTTTTCTTTTTTCTGGAATGCGATATCGATCTCCAGATTGCCGCGAACGAGAGATAGTGAGATCTCGTCATCGTTCTCAATGATTGGGGATTGTGCTTGTGGCTGTTGACTAGGGAAGATTGACATACTATGCCTTCTTTCGATTTTCACAATGAATAAACACAAACTTTAGATTTACTATATATACTTCCACCCAACATTTATCAATACAATTATAGTGAACTTGTGTAACCTATGTCAAGAACAGTTGTTGTACAATTGTTATTAAATTTGCATTAAGGAATGCAATCCTTTCTATCTACCAAAGATGCTCCAAGCAGCCTTGAAATCATTCCACTCCCTTGTAGAATGTACAACATGTTTCAAATTGTACCTCTGCAACTCTACTTGAACTGCCCATTTCTTATTGCCTGTCACAGTTGCCTTTATTCTGCTGTCTTCCTTGATGTACTGCGCTAATGAAATTGCCTCTTTTTCTGTCATTGTGCCATCTCCAATTCTTTTTTGCGAGCAGCCTTTGCTGCTTTCTTTTTCTCTAGCTCATCTTTATGGGCATCGATCAAGTCGCTGGCTTGCCCACGTGTCATTTCAGATGTCCAGGCAATTTTGCACCAGGTGAGCATTCGCACCTGGTCACTTGCAGGATCAATTGGCTGTGATCGCCACGCAGCCGACTTGTCGAGCAACTTCTTCGAGTCAGGATCGTCGTGTAGCATGCGAATACGCTTCTCAGCCCACATCTGGGCGTCTTCTATTGGTTGTGCGCCATTCCACTTCTGTGCTTTGGGTGGATGAAGCGAGAGTGGTGATAAACGTGCCCAGACCTCAAAAAGGGTCGGATTATTCTTTGACGGAACAAGCGCGATACGATGTTTAGCACGCCCAACCTCCATCACATACGTGCCATTCTCCAGTTCCTTCCACTCCAACACTTCTAAGAGGTTAATATGGATGTCCTTCACTCTCTTCATTGCGAGCTTACGAACCAGTGCCTCTTTCTCAGCCTTCTCAACCTCTTCCCTTGCAAGGGCCTCGTCTACTGACTCTCCATCTTTGATATTAAGATTGAGTGCGCTGCGCAGATTGATCGGGGCCAATTTGTGCTTAGACCAATTGTCAGTAATATCAAGGATAATGGCCTCACGCTTTCCAGGAAAGGGGCGTACAGCGCGCCCAATCGCTTGCACAAACAGTGAGCGTGATTGTGTTGGACGTGCCATGATGGCGCATTCAACAGATGGCTCGTCAAAACCTTCAGCCAGAACCAACACGCTGACCAATACAAGCAGTTCACCAGCGCGTAGCGCTGCATAGAGGCGCTTGCGCTCGTCTGTGCCCGTATCACCAACGACCACCGCGGCAGGTATGCCCTGGTCGTTAAATGTGTATGCCAACGCTTCTGCGTGTGCAACAGTCACACAGAAGCAGATAGTGCGCTTCCCATTGGCGTATTCTTTATACTTCTCGACAATGTGTTTATTCCGATAGGGCGTATTGATTGCTAAATCGAGCTCGTGCTCGTTATAATCGCTTCTTGCACTAGATTGGATGTCCATCACTGTTTCTGTGCTGATTGCGATGGTACGCATGCTGCACAGAAATTTGCGCTTGATTCCATCAATGATGGACATTGAGAAGAGCGGCTTTTTGCCGCCGAAAATTTGTTTTTTATCTAAGCGGTCGGGCGTAGCTGTAACACCCAGTACGAAGGCTTCAGGGAACGATTTGAGAAGGCGCTGATAGCCTTCTGCCATAACGTGGTGCGCCTCATCGACGACAATGATCAACCCCTTCCCATTGCCGTACAGCGTCTCTAGCTGCTTTAAATGCCTCTGCCTGGAGACCGTGGCAATACTGGCAACCGTGATTGGCGCGCCGTACTCTTTGCACGGACCTGCAATCTTGCCAATAATCGCGCCGGGATCGATAAAATGATACTTGTCCGTCGCCTGGTCAAGCAACTCATCGCGATGAGCAAGGATAAGGGCAGCCAGGACATACTCCCTTGCAAGGGCCTGGATGATCGCACTAAAGATTATAGTCTTGCCAGCTCCGCACGGGAGCACAAGAAACTCGCTGCCATGAGGGTCGCTCTTAAAGGCAGCGAGCACTAAATTAATACATTCCAGTTGATAGTCGCGAAGTTGCAGCATGTCTCCCTCACATCCCTTTACTTCGCAACTACAGCAGCAACAATTTCCCTACTTTTTACGTAATTCGCAACGGCCTCAGAGGTAGCTTTATAGCCTCCTATGTTGCAGCCCCGGATCTTGCCATTCTTTATCAGCCTGCGAACCATTGCGGGGTTAACGCTTAACAGTTCAGCGATTTCTTTTACCGTTAACAGTTGTGACATGGTGTTGTCTCCTTGTTTGATACTGGATAATTCATTCACTTTCGTTAAGTATAGTAAACTTTGATCAACTTGTCAATAATGCAATGAATTTTAATCAACTATCTTAAACTATTGACAACTTTAATGAACTTAGCTATACTACGATACATGAGGCTGATGGATACACACGCAACTCTTAAACCTCCTATACAACAGTTATTCATCAGCCTATCTTTTTTTAAAGAATTGGATTTTGACATGGTTGATTTTTACAAAATGTTAAAAGAAAGCAGAGAACAAAAAATGAGAACTGGATCAGTAGCATACGCAGATCAGAAAATTGCAGAGCAGGCAGAGCGCGCAGCACAACAGGCAGAGCGCGCAGCAAAAAAAGCAGCTGGCGGCGACCAGCCGCTCATCCTCTACTTCTATGATGGGCTAGAGATTCTTATTCGCCCAATGGGTGATCTAAACAGTGCCATACTTGCCATGAAGCATCACAAGTATATTGAGGGCGGGGCGTCTATTGATGCAATATGCGCGGCGGAAATCGGTAAGCCCTGCGCGTTGTGTCAACGTGCAAAAGAAGACAAGGCTCTTGCTGCACGTGAGTCATGGTTCATCCCGGTCTACATGTACCAGGCTACGAAGACAAAAGATAAAGATTCTTATGCCTTGCCCTCCCCTGAGATCGTGACCTACACAGAAAACGACGTCAGAAAACAGGCCAAAGGCGTACGTGTTCTTGAGATGAAAGACTTCGGCGCAGAGGCTATTATCCTCAAAACCTTCCGCAAATTCATGGCTGATCCTGCCAATGGTCGCATGATGGATCGAGACTTTTTGATCATCCAGGATGGCAAGGGCAAAGGCAATAAAGCCTACATCGTGGATAAGAAAGATCCAAAGCCTCGTCCTGATATCGCGAAAATCACTCCACCTCAACAGCGCGTCTGGGAGCGCATTCTTGAAAAACTTCCCCCTATTGTTGCAGGTGCTGCCTCCTCTTCTCCCCTTGTAGGGGATCTCGGCGATGCGCTTGACGCGCTTCCCTATTCAGATCTTGGTGATCATCCTGTTGCTGATACATCGGAGGCGGTTGATGAGCCAGACTTCTAATCCTTCTAGCGCAGTTGCGGGGTTTAATCCCCGCGCTGCTGCCCAACTCTTCAAGCTTGATGTCATGGACATGTTTAACGCCTGGAATGCAGAGAAGCCCTTACGTACAGGGTTTCCACATGCCTCAAATATATTGGCTCCAGAGGCCGAGTTCTGCTTACGCAAACTTGTGCTCATGGCTGTGTATCCAGAGGAGGCCAAGCGCCCGCCGGTTAAACCCTGGGACACGCTTCAGAATGCACGCTTCAAACATGGATGGGGCATCCATGAGAAGTACCAGGGACTCACAAAGCGCTATGGGCGAGTCATTTACACCGATGGTGAGGCAGAATTAGACTTGACGCACTTTGACGAGACCAGATTGATCTACTGGTCTCCTGATGAGATTATCAACCACAACAGCATCACAATGCCCGTTGAGATCAAGGGCTATAAAGCCGAGACCTTTGATGAGATGGACGAGCAGGGAGATCCGCCCGAAGCAGCTCATAAGCAAGTCAATTTTTACATGCACTTGATGCAGTATCAATACGGCCTCATTCTTGTGGAGAACAAAAACACTCAGGAGATCAAGACGTGGTGTGTGGAGTACGATCTCGAGCTTGTTCAGCCCTACCTTGATCGCATGCACAAATTTAAACTGCACTATATCCAGGTCACCAAAATGGGCAAGGAGCCCCCTGCACGGAAATGTTCTAAAAGCTCAGATCGCCTGGCAGAGAAGTGTGAGATGTGCCAGTTCTGTTTTAGTCACTAATCGCTAAGGAAAGAGGGAGATCAATGTCTGAAGTAATGAATGCTCAAAAATTCTTGCAAGAGTTCCCGGGCGTCAAGGTATTTGGCATGGTGAACGAGAAAGGCAAGCCACTGGTTGATGATGGGCTTGTGTTTGCATATAAAGACCGGATCATCGTGATGGATGTGAAGGAAGATAAACTGGAAGACTATGGCACATTCCTTCGCTGTTTCTCTAGCATGACACTGGAAGAGCGTTGCATGGAGATCTGGCATGAGTACTTTGAAGAGCGTGAGGAGGCATAGCTATGGCAAATATCCATCTATCACCAATGCTTAATGAACTGCTGCGTACAGCAAGGTACATGATCGATGTGAACGTAGCAGCTGGCAAGAAGGAACTTGCAGTTTACTGGAGTGGTAAGGCACTCCAGGTCACTAATACCGGCTGTATTGAAGCCCTGGAAGACAAAGAAGTCTATGCGGATGAAGTGTTTGTATATGTGGACCTGAGTGGAGAAATGAACAATCCCGCCAACAAAGAGAAGCAGCGCAAGCTTGAGTTAGATCTGCTTGCTGGCTCGCCACTGTACAACGATGTTGTTGAACTTCTCAAAAAGCATTTAAGCGATGGAGTGAAATAGTAGTCCCTTGCAAGGGAATGAGCAGGAGGCAATAGATATGCTACAGCGAGTTCGGTTAGTGCAGCCACATCCACAGATCACGTCACCAATTCGATTAGCAGCCATTAAGAGAGAAATGCAGCAACGTGAAGCTTTTGCTGATAGGCCAACAACACGCATGCAGGCAACAACAGGCTCAATGAAGCGCCTGCCTCGCCCAACCCGTAAGATGCTGGCCCTGGATCACCAGGGCAGAATGATCAGCATGGTCGCTGATAGCTTCCTGGACACTATGGCGCTCATTGAAGAGCAGATCCAGCGCTATATCAGCGTCGAAAATCACTATCCAAGCGAAATCCTCCTCTCCCCTTTGCGATATCTGGCCTCCTTTAGCCAGATTACTCATTATCGTTTCCCGCATTTTGATCTTTCTATTCCAATCGTTTTTGATCGACATGCATATGAAAGCTATCGATTCGATGTTATGGTCCGAGGTAAATAAAAATTGAGGAAGAAATCAATGGCTATCGATGTAGTTTTTGCTCTTATTGCAGTTTTGCTGTGTAGTGGGATTGTTGTGTACTCCAAATTCTTCCGTGCGAGCCGATTGAAGAAGATGCAGCGTGCCATGGAGCGTCAAGTGCGCCCTACATTCATATTTGTCCCTTCGGCAAATCCGTTTGATAGGGAGACACCGCACATACATATTCAACATCAAACCAAAAGGACTCATTCGCGCTTTTGGTTTGATGAGTCCTTTGATCGCGAGATGGAGATGACAGAGCGTGACTCACCTGATTTCGACTATGACGCAATCCGTGACTACTTGATAGCAAATACGGAATTAGAGTGGCACATCCGGCATATTTGAAGCATACACACGCATTAGAGAGTGGATCAAAAACGGTCCACTCTCTTTTTATGTCTAAGGCGTTGTCGTAGTCGTTGTCACAGCAGGCACAGTCCCTGTTGTTGAGCTTACCTGATCAACAGAATATGCGTATGTCGATACAGGCGCAGGAGTCACTGTAGGCGCGCTCTGAGCACTCTGTGGTTGCATTGGTATGGGCGGGAATGCAACAGATGCCTCTGCAAGGGGTGTAGATGCTGCTGCTTGTGGCTGCTGTTGTTGCAGTGCTGAGATTGCCGTCTGCTGTGCTGTCGAAACCAAATTTGCAATGTTTGGAACAAGTGTTGCAATTGACTTTGCATTCTCTGTTATGAGACCAACACTGGCCTCAATCGCAGTCACTACAGCGAGCTGGTCTTGCAGTTGAGTTGTCGGCTGCCCAGTCTTCTCAGCGGCAATTAACCGTACCTGAATGGACTGCTTGAGATATTCAATGGATGCGAACACAACCACCAGGAGAAAGATCGCCGCGGCGGATAGTGCAACATGTGTCCAGTCGATTGTTCCGGTCGCATTATTAACTAATGGGAATGCAACCGTTACAGCTGCACTCAGAGCCAGAAACAGAACGAATTCAACAAATTTAATAATAGCTAATTCTGTCGGTGTCAATGATTTCATGTGAATGGTCTCCTCTTATTTTTTACTTCTGAAGCAGGGCTATAGCCTGCTGAATTTTTGCCGCGCTGGCTACTGCTTGCGCTTGCAATGTGGTGATAGTTGCCTGGTGTGCTGCAATTTGCGCTTGGAGAGCTGCAATCTCAGCAGGATCGCCGCCAGTATTTTGCGCAGCGGACAACTGAGCCTCGAGGCTCTTTATCTTGCCATTGAGCGGCGTCGTGAGCGGTTGAGATACCAAAACCTGTGCAAATCCTGAATCCAAGTGTGCTAAATAGCAATGTTCCGTAGACAGGAGCCCAGCTGGCCTATCAATGACACGGTTCGGATCACGCACGACAACGCCATGCTCGAAAAATTGTGCAGATGTGCCGCTCTTTGGCACGAATTCATCAGTCAATGGCAATCCAAGATAGGTGAGTCCACACAAGCCACTATTTCCAAAGCGCTTGTAGAAAGACAGGATGTCACCGCCCACGCGGTGATCATGGCCAGGCGCAATACATCGCCAATAGCCGTCAGCGCTGGGTGCCCAAAACTGACTAACGCCTGGTGTAGAAAGTTCAATCATAATGTTCTCCTCCTGAGGTGGTGTAGTTGATTGCCCGTTAAGATATGCCCACAACGCATTCCAGTTGTACGGACCTGGACAGTTGGATCTATTCACTGGGTCAAGTGAAAAGTGCCCTGTTATTCCTCCGCTGCCATCCGCAGCGCGTTTGGGAATCTGCCAGCGATCGCAAATGTCTGCAATGAGCTTAAATGATGCCGCCTGCTGAGCAGGGGTGAGCGCGTTGGAATTGTCAGTCGCAGATTTGACATGCTCAATGGATATCGTCGTGTTGTTTGGATTGATGGATGTGTCCCAGAACGACGCGTGACCAGCTGTCAATATCCCATTGGCCCATGCCCCATCTGACTCCGAGACGCACTGCACAATGGTCCCGTCTTGCCCAACCACATAATGCGAACTGACAGGATTATTCGTGCCCTGCGTTTGCGCAAAGTACGACGCGATATTCTGAGCACTGGAGCCGCCAGCTGTGCCATGCAAAATGACATGTTTGGCACGCAGGCCCTCACGATTTGCAAAGAAATTATTGTTGGGCATCTGTATGACGCCCTGTTGTCCGATCATACGACTCTCCTTTCTAAGAGTTGTTGCTACTGTATGATAGTATTTATTCATATGAATAACGCAGGAGGCGAAAATGAGTTTTAATGATAAGGTCAAACGCTTTTTTACGACAGACCGTATTGATAACGAAACACTGAAATTGATGGAACACTGTGATACTTTGCCGCATAATTCGCAAGGCGAAGCGGAAAAACAGCAGATTATGGAAGCGCTCGCGCAACGTGGCTATGTCCTGATTGAGAACATCGATGGTAGTTTTTCCTGGCAGAGTAAAGCAACGGGACGGAATGTACGCCACTACCTCGGTTGGATACGCCACTACGCCAAAGAGTAATGATGGTCGACCAATCATATCCTGTCATTATTTGCCCTCGCCATCTGGTTTGATCGAGCGTCTACGAATACTGCTTGCCGAGCCTTTGAGGTCAGTGATCGTTACAAGATCTCCATCAATCGTGATGATCATGCCCTTGGCTTTGAGCGCATCTTTTATGGTTTCGATGATCTGCCTGAGAGACAGATTTTCCTTCTTCAGATCGTCAACACCGTCGCGCAAAGAATCTATTTGTGATTGGAGTACTTCATTCTGTTGCGTATACGCCCCAATAGTTTGCTCTTGAATCTTGATAATGGCTTCCCTTTTGACATTTTTGATGACGATATACCCGGTTATAGCGGTGATCAAGATCAAGAATGAGTCGACGATTCCAAACAGATGATTAACTAAAAAGTCCATATATACAATCTTTCTATTAAGAAAATGCGTTTATAAAGAGCTGAACCCACGTACCTAAGTTCGGGCCTTCCATCATGGTCAACTGCCATGTGTAGAGCAGCCCACCGGTCACACCTGGAGCCTGTGCGAGCACCACATCAACTTGAGTGACCAACATCTGAACATTGTTTAAATTGAATTCAGGTACAAACAGCGATACTTGCATGCCTGGAGTGAGACCAGATCGCAGCGTCTTGCACTTGAATGTGCGCCCGATATTGCCGTACCGTTGCAGCAACTGATTCCCCTGCACGGTCGCAGCAGCCACGGTTGTAGGCGTGCCACTGACATCAAGCACTGCCTCCACGATGCCCGATGAACTTCCACCAGCCGCGTTCTCCAGCGCGGCCATTTGAGATTGCGTGATCGTACCAGGCATGCTCGTGTTATCGAGCACCACATCCTGACTGAATGAGCCTGAATAGGTGATAGAAAGGCTACTTGTTCCTTGCAGCACAGTCTGACTACTATCTTGCGTGATCGCCGTCGTGCCGATCTGATAGTAGTACTGTCTTCCAGTGTCTACTCCCTTCACACCAAATGTCACCGGTTGCCCGTTGAGAGTAAAGGCAGTTGGCGGGGCAGCTAGCGGATTGGCAACGGTCCAGGATGTTGTTGTACCATCGCCAACTTTAATCTCTGTAAATGTCGATGTGGCAATAGCTCCTTTCATAATTTGCCTATTGCGGTAGGAGTCGCCGCTGTTATCAAGCTCAGCACCGGCTACCAGGACATCATTGATCACCTGCCCGGCAATCACCTGACTATTCAGGCTGCTGAGGACGAATGGAGCAGGTGTGGCCTGTCGAGCCTGGAATATCAGGCTGTTGTCATTGCGGAAATAGGTCCCGTAGTCCGATTGCTTATTCAAGTCCGCTATATTGGCGTCCAGGAATGTTCTCTGATAGCTCTTGCTCGGTATAAGGATGCCCGGTCCAATATCAGGGCTACTTACAAACGCCTGCATGTCCAACAGTTGAGGCGTTGCTGTTGGATCTGTACTGGTGAGCGTCTGCTTTGTAAGCAGATTCACCCCTGCAAGGGGTTGACCTAGGAACTGGCCTCGAATAGCATAAAAATAATTTGTGCCACCTGATGCATACAGGCCATATAGGCCCGGATCTTGCAGGTTTGCATCAGCTACGATTTCGATCATGAGGACACCATCAAAGTAGACAATCACATCACTACCAATGGCTGTAGCGCGCACAATATGCGGTGTTCCTCGTGTAAAACTGATCGTAGTGGACCCGATCAGGAAGCGTGTCCCACTGATAGAGCTGTAAATCTCTATTGTATTAGCCTTGCTTGCCGCCTGACTATCATACACGGAGACGCTATAATAGAATCCGCTCACATCTTGCCGGTGCCGAAAGACCAGACCAGCGTTATCAGCTTGCGTCATGATTGCGGATACATCAATATCTCTTTGCGTAGCCACTGTATTATAAAGCAGTGTGCCATTGACTCCTCCACTCCCTACAAGCCTACTATTGGTCGTGTCCCACGTCCATGTGGCATTTGAACCGCCTTCATTGCCTTGTGTGTAGTTTGCACTGCTATTTGTGCTGAATATGTCTTCTGTAGGGGCGGGTTGCGTGGTGATGCCAGAAATAGCCGCGCCTGCACTGGCAACGCTCTGATAGGACACGCCTCCGTCGATCGATGTCGCCACTGCCAGACTTGTTCCCGTCGGCGTATTGGCATTCCAGGACACTAGTGAGTTGCCAGCGGTGCCCGCCGGGGCCAGCGACAAGACAGGCGATACACGTGTACCTGTTGCGCTGTATCGCCCCATCACCCAAATACTCACTCCGTTAAGCGTTGGCACAACTGGGGCGTTGCTTGCTGTCAGCGTCATCTTGAGCAGCACATTCACCCCTGCAAGGGATTGCCCGGCGGTCAGTCCTGGGATTGCAGCGCCATTGGTTACACTCTGATACGTAGATCCGCCATTGATCGATGTTTGTGCAGTGATGGAGCAGGTTGAATCAGGAATGCCATCGATGTCCCACTGCACGACGCTATTGCCATAGGTTCCCGCCCCTGCAAGGGATATGCTTGGAGACTGCCATGTGCCTGAAAGGGCGCTACAGACACCAAAATTGTTATATGGTGTGGAGATTGTCGCGGCTGTGCCATTATATGTGCGCAAACCGAGATAGCCAGCCGCCGTATACGTACTATCTGTCGCGTTGATCAGCAGCACGCCGTCCAAATAGATTTTGTGGGAAGTGCCAACTGCAACAACCTTCAATCGATGGACACTATTCGCAGTGAGCGCGAGCGTGACCGTCGCAATCGCTGTAGCTGTACCCGTGCCTGTCGCTGAATTTGTCCCGCGAGCAAGCTGAAGCAAGGACGGCGATATATATGCAGCGTATGCTTCTGTATCCTTATTGGTTTGCCATCCAGTTGTGCGGTAAACGAGCCCAGCGCTTGCTGATGTGGTAGCCGGAACGGTCACATCCACCTCGGCAGTAAAATCAGCCCACGTGCCCGCAAAATCCATTCGCAGTTTCAAATCAAAGCCTGCATAGACGTCCAGGTATTGTTGCTTATTAACCAACGTTGTGAAACCACTTCCAAATGCTGTTTGCGACGGAAACCCGTTTGACCAGCTCCACTGAAATCCGTTGGTCATGATTGCCGGTGTAGTCGTGCTGCCTACGGTCTTTACATTCGTGAGCGTGCCGGTGTTGAAGTCTGTCGCAGTAGTGTAGGTGCTTATAACATCGGATTTCGTAGCGTTGTACGCACTGTTGATAATAAGTGTGGGCGGTCCAAAGACCACATTAATGGTTGGATCTGAGCCTGCCGTCAACGTTTGACGATACTGCAGCGACCTGCCAGCCACACTCATGCCAGGAAGGAGATTCGGAATGGGATTGCCGGACGTGTGGATTTGCCAGGATGCGCCATTGTCAATACTCGTCTCAACAATGGCTGTACAACCAGTGGGAATTGTTGAACTATACGTCATTTGCGAGTTGCGTACAATTTTGGCTGCATCCATAGAGAGTGCCGCGCGTACAGAAGTGCCAGTCTTCGCCAAGTTTGCCTGCACTACTGTCAAGCTCACATTGGTGTAGCCGTTATTGGCGATCTGGTTGTTAGTTGTCAGCGGCGTGGTGTCACCAAAGATCGTTGTGTTGCCACCTGCTGCAATATTGTAGACAATGCGCCTGAAATACGCCGCATATGTCCCAGCGTTTACTCCGCCTAATGCGACCTCGATACTGGTAATCGTTTTGCCAACAAACGCGCCAGCCTGGAAGAACGTTGGACGGGTGTACCAGGTGTCATTGGCAAGACCTGATAGATCAGTCTTTATTGCCATGCTCAGGCCCTGATTGTCCGTATACCCTGAGGCGTTCAGCGTTGTGCCATCTGAACACGTGAAATTCAGCCCTGCCATGATCTGCGGTGAGTCAGATCTGATCCAGAGATCATACTGGATAGAGTCATTTGTCGCAACAGTGATGCTTCCAGTCCAAATCTGCCTATACACGTACGCAGTAGCATAGCCACTGGATGCATAGCCTGTAAGCTTGAGTGCATTGCCAGTCAGAAAGTTTGCGCCGATGCCTGTTGCAATGACCTGTACCCCTGCAAGGGCTAACTCTAAATCGCCGTCGCCTGGGTTGCCGTCTGTCGCATTGGTCGTCGCCACCGTATTGCTAAGCGTACCACTGGCCCAATCAGCCTCTAGTTCATCCCATCGTAGTGCAGCATTGGCAAGCAAGCCCTCACTTGCGCCGTATCGCTGGATCTGATCGACGACGACCGTGCCACTATACTGATTGTTATAGGTTTTATTGCTCGTCCTCTTGGCAGATAAATAATCACCTTTTTGAATACAGTCGATCGTCCACATCTTCTCGACGCTTGGGTACAGCAAAGTCATTTGTGGATTGTGAACGAATCCAGTGAACACAGTGCCAAGTATTGAATCTGTGATTGTCACCGGCTGCCCACGCTCGAAAAATGCCGTGCCAGCACTGTCGATCACAGTGATTGTGCACGTGGTTTTCTGGTCGATTTGGTCTGGTCTAGATATCGATTGAACACCAACTAAGACACCTGCAATGCTTGCTGTTAAACTCATAGACTCCTCATCTTCCCGCCTTGCCCTCTGAGTTGCTTCACTACCCTGGTCATCACTCTATCGGTCATCTCTTGCCCATCCAGATAGATATGGACGACTGTGTCGCCACCGCCACCACCACCATTCATCATAGCTGCTGTCTGGGATGCTCCGAGCACACTTGCCCCTGATGTGCCACCATAGATCAATTCAGCACCTGCTTCACCAGCTATACCATAGCCACCAGGTGCGATGGTGCCACCCCTTGCAAGGAGTGGAATGGTTGGAATGGTTGGTAGTCCAAGGTCAGCTCCACCAAAGACCGTCACACCTGCCACAACCAGGGCTGGGACATTGACATGGAAACTATCAACAGCATTGATTAACCAGTTCAGGCCCATAATCACCCCATTGACACCACCCTTAAACGCGCTTTCTATGCCAGCTCCCACGTTATTTGCAGCCTGACCAATGCCCCCAAATATGCCTTCTATATCATGGCCAACGCCACCAAAAAAGCTTCCCACACCACCGATGACAGCTTTTACCGCGCTTCCAACTGCTGATGTTATCGCGCCCCAGTGCTGCACGGCTTCAATAATTCCGAAGATCGCAGCCCCTACAATGAGCCCCACGATAATGAATGGGGCTGCTGCTGCAAGTGTTGCCAGTGCCGCCGCGCCGGCTCCTATCGCCCATGCTCCAAAGCCAATCACGAGGGCAGGGATCTGGACAGCCGCAAAGACCGCTACGCCTATGGCTATACCGCCCAACACTGACTCAAGCAGATTCATCGCGAGTTGGTTCTGCGAGAAGAAGTCAACTAGACCCTTGCCCGTATCTATCAGTTTTCCGACATCAGTGACGACGGTAACCAGGCCATCGACAATATCGGTGCCCAACGTGACCGCAAATGCCTTGAAGCTTGGAGAGGTCAGAACGTTTGTCAGCTGCGCTAATCCTTTTTCTAAATCAGGAAGTGCAGGCTTTAAAGCAGCGGCCATGACCTGATCGAAATCAGAAGAAAGCGTTGAAAGGAGACCTGACAGGGTATTCGATTGTTTGGCCATGCCGCCTGAATAGACAGGATTCTTCTCAATGCCTTTTGTCAGGTCAGCAATGGCCTCATTTGCGGGCAGTGTGCCATTCTTTACCATCGCCTGTATCTGGGCTGTCGTCTTGCCGCTACCTGCTGCAATCGCATCCAGCGCATTGATACCATGCGCGCCAAGCTGCGTGATGTCGCCCTGTGTGAGCTTGCCTTGCACGGACATCTTGCCCAGAATGTCCACTACGCTCTGCATCTCAGCAGGCGTTCCCTTGCCAACAGCAGTTAAGGCATCACCGACCGCCGTCAGGTCTGGGATGATCGTTTGGGTAGGAATCTTAAAGGCAATCATCGATGATGCTGCGTTATCAATGTCCTGTGTTTTGAATTGTGTCTTTGCGGCAAATTGATTGAGCTTATCCAGTTCGTCAGAAGCAGCTTTTGTGCCTCCGAGTAGGTTGGAAAAAGATGCTTGCGTATTCTCAGCAGCCATGGCAGGGCCGAGCAATGTCCCGGCAAGCTGTGTTGCCGTATTCCCCATAGCCTGCAAACTAAATATGCCCATGCCGACCTGGTTAACCATGCCACCGAGACTAAAGCCGTTTCCTGCACTTTGCGCTTGGCTTGCGGCATCATCTGCTGTAGTGCCTATGGACTGAATTTGAGTATCAATCTCAGAAACAGCAGTATTTACCGAATCTGCAAGTGCCGAAACAGCATCCTGTAGACTGCTAAATCCTGACAAAGATGAACTCATGGAATCCGCAAGCGATGAACCTGCTTCCTCACCAACGGCAGGTAATGATGACAGGGCCTCCGTAGCACCGGACACCCCTTCTTCAACGCCAGTAGCGATATGAGAGGCAGCGGATGAAATAGACGAGAGGCTCTCAGCTGCTGCTGACATGCTTGAAGTGATATCAGAGCCGCTAGACTCAGCAGCGCTTGCAACACTTGCAAAAACGCTGTCGATAGCGCTGCTGGCTGCTGTCACTTGATCGATATTTGCCGCAAATACGACTTCTAAGCCTGCTAATTCATCACTCATCTATTTCTATTTCTTTTTTGCTTCTTTGATTGCTTCTTCTTTTTTAATTTTGAAGTACGCAATCCAGTCGATAAATTCCGACCGACCGATGATCAGTTTGGTGGCTGCCACGCTCGTGTGCGTGACATCGGCTGCGATTTTATACCACATCAGATCATCTGTGTCGTCGGACCTCAGGCGTTTTTTGCCGCTTCAACCGCTGCCTTTGTTTCAAATCCAAAGAATTCATTGATAGGATGTATAAGTGCCATAACCACGCTGGCCTGACCTTTGATCCAATCTCTGTCAGCATCGGCAAAGACTGGATCACCAGTCTCTTTACTGATGAGTACCTTGCAGATCAATGCTGCTGGATACCCAGCTGGGTCCGTCTTTGCCAATTCTCGCATAGCTGTCAGCGTACCCATATCCTGATCTGCAATAGCGACCTGTCCGTCTGTCGTGGGCCAGAATGGGGTTGCAACATCTTGCGTTTTTTTAGGCGTTGCCATAGCGGCTTCGCGAATAGATTGACCGTTCATAGTGTTTTGTCTCTTTTCTTTTATTTATTTAACTAAGTGATTTGAGTTCGTCGAGTAAAGCGGCTTTCCCATCCAGGTATCCAGGAAACATAAATGGGTGAGCAGCAACATGTATTGATGGGTTCCTGGTCACATGTCCGAATTCGATATCAGGCCCATATTTCACGTTGGTCCCTATACTACAGGAGAGCGCAGTCTTTTTTGTGTATTTGATTGAGCTTCTCAGGCGGCCTGTATCGACAAGACATCTTTGCTTTGCACTGCCCTCTGTGACAAGTCCAGCATTCTGCACAGCGTTCCCTACCTTCGCAGCAAACGCACTGAGCTTTCCCTGCACATTCCCGCGCGCTGTGACCGTGATCTTGACTTGCATAGCTATTCCTCTCTCCCTTGCAAGGGGTTAACTTGGGATGAAGAACAACTGCCCGTTGACGGTGAAATTCAAGTCCTCAGTATTCACTGCGTTCTGGGCGGATTTGATTGCATCGCTGGTCAGAATGCCATAGCCTTGGAATCTTTGGTTTGCGTTCTGCCCAGGGTAAATCTGAATAATCAATAAGTCCGCTGATGTCAGATGAGCAAGAAACACGCCATCAATCCAGAATTTAGTTAATTTGATCGTCGCACTGTTCACGCCTGCAATAAATGTTTTCCAGCCACTGGGCGGATTGGTGAAGCTTGTCACATCATACGTAGTGGCAGAGAGCGATGGATCAACCACGTTTGCATAGGCCATAAAGCTGAATACAAAGTACTTGCCTGATGAGATGCGACAGGAAGGCGTAGCACCACTCACAGCCGTTGCAAACACAACCCTGCCAATCGGATAATTGATGGTAAAGCCAGTTGTAACAGTGGTCCAGGTTACGCCATCAGGGCTCGTTTGCACTACAAACGCTGCGTTGCTATCCCAGCACTGGTGAGCAGCATTCGTCACATTGAACGTCAGATGATCACCCGAGTCAGACATGGCCTCGTTCGTCAGGGCGATAGAAGTGCCTGACGTGAGATAGATTTGCGTGTTATGTCCGGCTATTGGCGATGATGTCATGCTCGTTCACCTCCCTTCTTTTGAGATATCAAATTATGCGTAGGCCAGCGGACCGGTCCCTTGGAAATCCCACTCAGCTGTACTTGCAGTTTTGACGTCGTATTTCAATGGGATTGTTGTGATCAATGCGCTTCCTGTGAACGCATTTGTTCCTGCATTTGGCGAGAATGAGATCGCATTTACTGTCCCGGCCAAATAGTTGGCCCATAAGGTCGCTTGCACGGTGTCGTTGGCCTGGTCGTACAATCCGACCACTTTAATTGTCCAGTCGCGCAACCCTGCTATAAATGCCTTCCATTGCGGAGTGGTCAATCCACTCATAACGGTGACATCATAGGTCGTTCCATTTGAAGTCAAATCAACCGTCTGCACCTGGATCAAGGCGACGGTTGCGATCTTGAATATTCCTTGACTGCCTGCTGTTGGTGTTGAAGTCATAAAATCACCCCTGAGTAAACAATTTATAGCGATGAACTATTTGTTGTGTAATACCGTCTGATTGCTGTTGCTCTTGCTCGTTGTCGAACATTAAGAAAAATTGGCTGAATCCTGATAATAATAAGTCCAATGGCTTTTGATGAGTGAGATAATAAATCCGCGCTATAATTGCCCGAGCCTGTGCAAAGCCTCCTGCTTGCGTAAATACTGAGACTTGAATATAGGTATCCACACCGTCGCGACCCATGACCAAAGCCGTCCCGCTTTGTGATGTAATCGGGAATACGACCCCGTACGGGAAGGGCTGGTTAGTCGGGACGCCGCCCTCATCAAAGATGTTCCACGTGGGCGTAGCACTCCCTACGAGCAACCCTTGCAAGGGTACATCTGCCCTGTAGCGACTGAGAAAGGCCGTTTGAATAGCGCCGGTTGGGAGTGCCATAGCTATTTACTTCCTTTTGCCTGATACAGGACCAGGGCTAGCACGGTAATAACATGCATGCGATCCTGATCAATTGCTCCCAGGATCTGGAAACGATCGCCGTCTACCAGGAGCGTCATAGTCCCATCAATCTCCACGTCATTGGCATAGCGCATCTCTGCCCAATCCGATGCCGTTGGATAGAGTTGACCGTATTGATAGGCTCTCGAGAGCCCACGTCCAAACTTCCCGTTAAACACGTGAACCATGGGCGATCGCACTGTGTTCCAATCACCTGCAGCACTATTGCCACCTTGCCCATCGTCCACACGCGGAGCGGGTATTTGGATTTGTGCAGGTCGGTTATAATTGCCAGCATCAGGCGTTTGAACAATGCGAGCCATGAACGTCTCCTATGCCTTATGGATGACATGCACTTCAATGCAATTGCCAACCTTCAAATCTTTCACCAGTGCCTTTTCGTCAGTGGCTGCGCACACTTCTTCGTTCGCATTGAGATAGGCGATCTTGCCATTCTCGAATACAAACCCTTGCAAGGGTGTCTCGACGGGCTTACCGAATCCCATGGGCTGTTTGACCTGCTTGATCGTGATTTCTTCCATGTTTTATTTCCTACAGCATGAACACTCGACGCTCAGCAAACTGCTGACGTATGCCATCAGGCACTGCATCACCTTCGCGATGCTCATACCAAAAATTAATAAGTGAAAATAGCGGTGTTCTCAGATCCAAGATCTTTGGGTCCATTGCGTCGCTTCCAGCCACATAGGTTAGTCGATAGCGAGACGCCGCAAGGATCGTGAACACATTGACTTCATTTGGGTCCGCGTAGCTATCGAGCCGATAATTTGCATTGCCACCTGAATCAGTTTCGCTCACCAGTGTCCATTCAGGATTGTCCATGCGCGTCAACTGGTATTCCAGACTCGTAAACGTCTGCACTGGACCCATCAGGCACGGAATGACAATGCGTGCTGTCCCGAGCAAGGGAACATTCGGGCGCTCCCAGAGATCTTCATCAAAGCGCATGCCGATTGGGCCTGAAAGCTCTCCTTGCGCAACTGGATCAGGCTCATAAATCAATTGAATGGTTTGTGTTACCAGGCTCTTATGCAGCATGTTCTCCGCGTAGCGCCGCGCATCAGTGATCAGTCTGGAGATCAGCGTGTCCTTACTGCTGAAATCGACGTTCAGATAATCCTTCGCATCGGTCAGCGTGATCGGCTCGGCACTTGGCAGAGCAATGATCTTATATGAGATTGGCAACACACACCTCTTCTATGCCGCTGGCAAATTGAATGGGTAGCCGAGCACTGCCACCGCCGTCATGTAGCCGCCTGTGGTTGCGGTTGCAACGGTATCGGTAATGCGCACCAGCACCTTGCCACCGGTTGGCGCTACGCTGTTTGCAAGCGTGCCCACATTGGCGTTGCCCAGGTAGCCGAATTTCTTGATGGTCTTCGCCGCGGTCGCATTGGTGACAACGTTGCTCTGCCCACTTGGGACCTGTAAGTAGGGCGCTGCGACCGTAACCCAGGTCGTTCCGCCGTCAATGCTGTCCTCCAGCGTTAACGTGTGTGTGCCATCTGTGACCACGCCAACGTCGACAATGAAGCAGAGTGCGTCATTGCCGCCGTTCAGGGCCGTTACGTCGATGCTGTCGCCGTGCGTTGTGGCTGTGATATCGGCTCCGTCGCCAAGCGCATGCTTGACGGAAAACCAGTTCATGAAATCTTTCATGTGTGTAAACTCCCTTGCAAGGGTTAACTTTATATATTTACCTAAGCGATTTTTACCTAAGCGATTTTCATAACGTGCCCGGCCTCGGACAGTGTCACATTGCCGCCAAAGCGATAGTAGCCCATGTAGCCGAAGGCATCCTCATCCGCGTATCTTTCTTGCAAGACGCGGACGCTTACCTGCTTGCGAATCACGAGTGTGTACCATTTCTGCCAGTTCGCGAACGCAATCGGGAAGTTGCCAGATGCCAGAGCAGGCATGTCCACCATTTCCTGATAGGGATAACCCATCAACTGCCCTGGTAAATCGCCTCCCATCGGACCCCACAACGGACGATTTTGCGTGTCGGTAAGCTTGCGCATATCTCCGAGCACCTCTGTCGTAAAGGCCCATACAGCCCCTTTACGATAGGCAGGCTTTAAAGCATGCTGAATATTCACCAGGTCAGGATAGGTAAAGGTACCAGTTGTTGAAGAGGTGGTATAACCTGTCGAGCCTCCCGAACCAGGATAGGCGACGTTCACGATGTCAGAGTCAGTCAGAAAGCCCTGGCACTGATTGGCACCAGCTCCTACCCCGTTCGCGATTTCGTAACCTTCAATTTTGGCGAATTGTTCAGCAAATTCGCTCATGATAAAGGCTGGCAGATCAAGCTCGCTATCGTCCAGATCCTGAGTAGAGATCTTTGTGAGTCCGTATGCTGCATACGGTGTGACCTGCACCATGCCGAACCGCGGCGTCTGTGTTTCGACACGTGTGGCCTGCTCGGGCGTTCTTGAAGCGCTACCTGTCTGCGTACGCTTACGGATCATGACCCATGGGTTTGCCGTCATACGCACGTTGACCAGGCTGTGGAAGTCAGAGATCTGCACGACGAGCTTGATCAGTTCGTCAGCAATTTCAGGCGTGGTCAGGAAACCACCGGTCGTTGCATCTGATCCGAACATCGTCTTGTGTTCAGTATTCTGCAAGTGTCCGATCTTTTCGCCTTGCGCCACAGAATGATCTTGCGGGACATATTTTTTCTCTTCTGCACTAAGAGATCCCCATCCAAGCATGCATGCTTTAATAAAAGCAGTCCGGCTGGCTTTCTTCTTCTCTTGCGGATCATCGAAACCGCCAATAGAACCAGGTCGGTTCATGATGGTCTTGAGTGCTTTGAGCTCAGCCTCTTGGGCGCGAATTTCTTGCTCAAGACGCTCAACAATTTGTGTGACCTCTCCGCTCATTTTGGATTTGACTTCTTGTAAGTCCGTGCGAAGCGGCCCGACTTCCTCAGTCAGAATGTCTGTGAATGTTTTTGCGACACTGGCATTTTTATATGCTAAATCCTGTAATGCACCCATGTGAGTGTTTCCTCATATGTTTCTAGAAAACAATAATTATTTTGCGTGTTTAAACCAATAGCGCGGCAAGGTCGTCAATAGATAGATCACCATCAGTGCTCTTGGTGAGCGGCTGTAAGCCCTGGCGTGAGAGTGCTGGTGACAGCGGCTCTCGGCGCGTCATGCGTGATTTTCCATCATCCTTGTCATCTGCATACGCAGGCCCTTGTCCCTCGTCTGACCAGAGCTGAGTGAGGTCGGATACCTTCTTTTGCATGGTCCCAATGTGACCAGCAACTGCATCAAGTGATGCTTTCATCTCTGCCTGATGCGACTCTAGCGTGCCTTGTGTGGCACTACTGATAGTCGCGCCTACTTTGCTTGCTGTCCGGCCTGAGCGAGACATGTAGCCGTAGTCAGAACCAACTTGCATAGAGCCAGGCACCCATGCAGAGGTTGATGCATTGCAATACCCACGATCATTGAGGTATTGCCCCAAATCCGACTCGATCGCCTTGGGAAGCCACTCACTTGTGAGCGCATCACCAAACTGCTTAAGGCAATCAGCCATATCAGGCTCAGGTGAATCAGACATCCCAAAGATTTGGAACATTGCCTGTGTAAGATCGTTGAGCAAATCACCCCAGTCCTCCAGGCAATCAGATGCCTTACCTGCCTGATGGACATCGTTGAAATCTTTCCGTTGTGGTTGTGTTCCTGCCATATTTTTGACTCCCGATGCTGGTACCAGAGCTTCTGGATTTGCGGCAAAAAGCATAGTTACCCCCGAACCTTCCAGGAGTGCGCATTCTTTCAAATTGCGTATTCCACCTTCAAATTCCTTTTGAATAGGAAGATAGCCCATAGACATTTCATCAACATATCCACACTTAAATCCAGAAAAAACCATAGTTGCTTTCGGATTATTCGGGATGCCCGCGGCATTCGTGGATATATCAAGTTCAGCGGTAACAAGCAGTCCTTCAGGCGTTTCTTCTGCTTCAGTGAAGCCGCCTATCGGTTGTTCTGGATCATGCATCCAGAGCATTGCAAAGAGATATTTCCGGCCATTTTGCTTGCGGCTATAAGCCTCCTGGATCGTCTTCTTGAAAGCGCCCCGGACAACTCTATCCTTCTGAAGATCGACATTGCCGAATGTTGAGAGGTACCCGGTGATCGTCCCCTCGTCCTCGTTAAAACTTTTGAGCTGAAAAGAGAATGTTTTGTATTCGACTTCTCGGCCTTTAATGCTATAGGTTGGAAATTTTGTCGTCATGCCAGCACCCTCATAAATTCACGAACGCTCTTATATGCATGTGCCCCTGCAAGGGTGACTGCCTTGCTGTCTTCATCATCGCCATCGCTCTCATCAGTTACGCGCTTATAGAATTGAGTGCACCTGCACTGAATTATGTTTTCAGCACTTCCAGCAGGATCACCAGGATACTGCAACTCCTCATCGCCAACAGTAAATGGCTCATTCATGGGCACTTCTTGCCCGTCTGCATCAGAATGGGCAGGGCGTGTTCTGGAATCCTCAGTCGCCAACCACACTTTATGGAGTGTCAGTCCACTTCCCTCAGCTGCTACATGACTTGCCCAATTGGACGCGCCAATCACTTCAGTGCGAGCGATAACGGTTGATCGATTTGGAATGATCTGCTGGAGATACAACTGATCAATCCGTTTCGCGATCTCGGGAATACTTTCGCCACCCTCTACACCGTTTGCGAGCTCTTTCTTAATCTGTGTTCGGGTCACGTCTGTGATTTGCTTGACTTTTGTTGCAGCAAGACTGAGCAGCCACTGGATAATTTTAGATGTAAATATACTTGTAATGCCAGATTTTGACTGGTAGTGAGAGTTATACGCCTTTTCTGCATCCTCTAACTGCTTTGTCGTATCTTCACTGAAATGTTTTCCGACGTCATACCACGTGTTATAAACAAGCTGTTTTAGCGCATCATCCTGCTCAGAGAGTGTAGTATCGAAAGCGTTTTCCATCTGTTGCTGAGTGCTACATGCTGCAAGGGCTTTCGCCATGGCTTGTCGCTCAGTCTTGAAATAGTCCTGGAGCCGCTGCTCTATTTCTGTTTCCCATGTGGCTCTCTGCTCTTCCAATTGCTCCACATAGGCGGCTTTTTCTTCTTTTGTCGTGAGATCAATAACCTTGGTTGACAGAGCGGAATGTCGTCGTCGTCTTTCGCCCAAAGCAAACTTAGCATCAGTGCTATTGCTATCAGCAGGTACATCACCGTTGCTATTCTCAGCGTTAGGATCAGAGTCATTGTCATCAGGAACCTCCGTCACTGTTACTGCCCCTGGTTTTGCAGGAGATGGTAACGCGGGTTGACCGGGTACAGGCTGATTGAATGGTACAGGAGGCGGAGCTGACAGCTTCTCTAAGCAACCCATGGCGTAAGCTTCCAAATCCTCTTCACGAATGAGTGTTGTTGGTCCGAGCTTATAGACATCAAGATAGGTGCTTTTCTTTGGCTCCATGCCCTGAATAGTTTGCAGGTAGCGCATTGAGCATCCACCAGCATTCCAGAGATTGAGTGCACTCTCTGCAAATGCCTGCTCAACCGATGTATAGAGCTCGGCAAGGACTTCGATGTCTCGCTTGTCATAAGAGAGATAGGCCCCTGACTGCTTCAAATCTGGATACATTGGCACAAGCCAGATGTTCAGATGATCGGTTGTGCGATACATCTTCGGGAGCACGTTCTCAGTAAACAGGCTCTGCTTGGCTTCTTTCAGATTGGCGTAGGTCTGTCCTGTCTGATCTCCCACGAGAATCGGTGGGACATCAAGAATAGTTGCGATCTCCCGGTTGTTAAATCCGCGCGACTGAAGCCAATCTAATTCTTTCGGCGGGATCGCCATATTCTGATAGCCCATATCAGCTTCAAGTATCAACGGCTTTCCAGCGTTGCCGCGTCCTGAATATTTTTTGCGGAGCTCGCGTTGAACCTGTGATCGCTGCTCAACTGTCAGATAGCCCTTTGATGTAAACACTGCTGACGGCTTGCCATCGTTTTGCATGAGCGCCGTATTCCAGTCATTCCCGGCGTTTTGCTGATCGATGGTCCGCATTGCGACTTCCAGCGGCGAGAGTCCGTAGTATGGCTTGTCATCGTACGACGTAAATTTGAGATGCATGATCTCATCAGGATCAAAATCCTGCACGCCTAGTGTGCCCCATCCGTATACATAGCCCTGGATATCAAGCTTTCCTGCTACAACTTTTATCAGGTTAGGATGCAATGCCCATAACTCTACTGGTGGCTCTTTGGGATTCAGGCGATTGGCCCACAGGTATGCATTGCCGTCCATATGCCAATAACCAAAGAGTTGCTCAACCAGTTCAGCAGTACCCATGCGAGGGTTGGGATGACGCCACAGATCAAGGATAGGATGCTCAGGAATCTCGCGTGTCATCGTAGCATCTGTGTACAATTTCCACTTAATAGAGGCCGCAGCACCGGCAATTTTGTTGATGCAGGCATAGACTGAACCACATTTTTTATAGCCCTCTTTGACAAAAGAGGCATAATTGCGATCTGTCCAGATTGGCTGTCCAGGAGAGATAAACTGCATTCCAACCTGATACGTCGGATCTGCTTTTATTTGGATCTCGCGATTAAAGAGTGATTTGAATGGAGTCCACATACTCATCGACCTCCAATTTCAAAATCAAAGAGCTCACCCTCATCCTCAAAGTCACTCACATGCTGCTCAAAAATAGAGGAGACAATGCCAGTTGCAGGCGCTTTTTCTGGTGACCGTACAGAGTCTGGCTCGTCAATTGACCACATCATTGGTCCGCGGGGCACCGTCACAACTTCAGCGGCCTGGGCGCTACAGTCCACGATGTCATCATTGCCGCCTTTCGGGAATAGCAGATGCTCAGTGCGAATGATATGCAGGTCCTGCAACGTCTTTAAAAAGTAGAACTTGCCATTCTCCATGAGGATTGCAGGCGCGCTTGCACGCGAAACTTTGTCACGAACAGGGCGATATTCCTGGATCGGAATGGAATACTTCCGCTTTGTCTCTTGCTCAATGCGTGTGATGTCGTCAGCGCGCACGTCACGCACGGGCGTGCAATAGCCCTGTTGCTCACACATATACTTAAAGAAGTAGAAGTCTCCCTGCACACGCACGACAGCACACCCATCATGCTGAGCATAGTTGTCTTGTTCATCCTTCACGACGGTCGCCTTCATTGTCGGCACGTCAAGCAACTGGAGCGTCTGGTCAAGTGCAGCGGCGCTATTTGTGCGTACCAGAAAGTCCCCTTCCTTAATAGGGCTCGGAACCAATGACGCAGACTCAATTGGCTCATCTCGGAGCTGCTGTATGAGTGCGAGCTGGTAGGCGATCGCCTCAATCTGTACAAATTGTGGTTTCAGGCGGAAATAGGTCAGCCTGATCAGCTTCTGCTGTGTCGGATTATCAAAGTGCCCTCGGATCTGATCGATCAACAAGAGTTCATTTTGCGGAGTCACGTCGTACGTCTGAATGACTGTCCAATCTGCACTCTGTTTCGTGCTGACTGCAAGGTCAACAACCGTGAAGCGCCAACAATCCTTGATCGCCACATGGCGCGTGCCCTCAGGCGTCTCCAATGCGTACTGATCATTATCGATGCTGAGATAGCGGAACCATTTTTCTTTGAAGACAGCGCCACCTGCTGGCACCGGGTTCTGCTGGTATTGCGCTGCATAATCCAGGCTGCCAAGTGTTGCTTTTAACTTATCAAGGACAGGTATAGGAAATTTTGCAGGCCACAGCAGCTCGCCTTCAACAGTACGAGGGTCAGTCCAACCAATAGATGTAGTGCAGCGGCGCGCGGTTTCAAACTCCTCGGGTAAACAGAGATGCTCACAACCACCCAACTCTAAAATATGCCCAATTAAATCCTTTGATCCCAGTCGCTGACCAACGACAACCGACATGCCATGTTCTTGATCATTTTGACGCGATACCCACATCTTTCCGTACCACTCCACCGTAGCAGCAAGATCTGCCTGCCCGGCCATGGCATTATTCGCGTCATCTATTAAGAGATGCGATGCGCGTTTACCAGTCCCAGAACCACGGACAGCAACAGCCATCATGTAGCCCTTCTTGTCATTTTCATAATAGGACTTCATTTTCTGGTCTGGAGCAAATTTGAAGATGTGTGAATAGCGCGCTTGAAACCATTCTGACTCTATTAAGCGACGACGGTAGCGGTTGTCGCGAATGGCGAGGTCAAGGGAGTGAGAAGCGCAGAGCCAGCGGCTATAGGGATTGTTGAGCCACACCCAATCAGGAAACATTTGACTGACAATAGTGCTCTTTGCATGGCCTGGTCCAATGCCAATCACAAGACGTGTGATCTTACGCTCTTGAAGTGCTTGTAAATGTTCGCAGAGCGCGTCAAGATGCCAGTTCCATAGCAACGGTGTACCTGGTTCTAGCTCGTGCCAGGCGTCGACGACAAATAATTTGAAGTCTCGCCTGGCTCTCTCGGCGCGTATAGAAGATGAAGAAAGAATAGCGACCAATGCATTCCCCACAAGCAAATCACAAGCAAGATCAATGTCTGTTGTGATTATAATTCTTGTAATTACATCATGTCAAGTAGTTGTACGTACAAATGGGAGCAAATTGCAAGGGATGTGCGGATATACACACCCCTTGCAAGGGAATAGAGCATCATTCTATTTAAGTGACTATTCGATGTGTGATTTTAAGAACGTGGTGAAGTCGCTCATTTCTCGCTGGTATGCAGCGAGCTTCTTTTCTTTTATCTCATTTGATACGATTGCTTGCAGTTCAGTCCCTATTGGCTCTAATCGTATGCGCCCGGCTGCCTTTCCCCATATGCACGGAATAAGTCTCTGGTCATATGGAATGTGCCCACGTGACTCATAGAATTGATCAAGGAGCTGAGTAAGAGACTGGAATAGAACACGCTGTTTGTTCTTTAACTGCTCACTCAGCGTTTTCGCTTCATCGTTATATAATTTGATGCCGTTCTGGTCAGGCTCAACTGCTTTTTGGGCAAGCCGGATCTGCGCTTGTATTTCCTCTCCGCCCGGCGTCATGATATCCACCCAGGGGGCTGCAATGGCTCGCTCTAAATGGCCCTCGCAGGACATGACTGTTGTAAATCCTAACACGTTCAGGGCAACAACAGTATCAAAAATGCCTTCATCGATTGGATTGCCAATTGCATCTGTGATAAGACGTACGCGCTGGCTCACTTCTTCCCACGAACTACTAACCTTCTGCATACAACACTCCTCCTATTAATGATCCCTACAAACATTATATAAAACGTTTGTAGTTAGTCGCCTCATAGGGAAGTAACAGATGGTACTACATTATAAAAAACAGCACCACCTGAATCATGTTGATCAAGCAGTGCTGCTTTTTACATCGTAAACATTGGTCTTAGTTAATCATCGGTATCCCGACCACCGAGACCTCCGCAAGATGGGCAGATGATCATCTCTCCATCTTTCTCAATCTCGCATGCCCCACCACATGTTTTGCACTCAATCCATTTCACATCTGGCACAATTGCTTCTGGTGTAGTTACTTCTGACTTAAAATCTGACATGGCATTGCTCCTTTCACGAGCTTGTTTTATTTCCAGACTTGACCATCAAGCCTGCACCTGGCGACTACCATAAGCAATCACCAGAGACCGACTGGCAGTCATCATCAATTAGTGATCATGGGGATATTGATCAATAGGCACCCATCCGCAGATGCCGCAATAGAACTCACCCTGGTGCTCATCTTCCTTAACTTCTTTCGACTCTTTTTCTTGATCCATATCATCCTTCTTTCTGTTTATCCAGGTCCGACACTCTACCTGTGATGTCTACAAGGGTTGCCCTCAGATTGCATGCTGCCACAATTCCAGCAGTAGTACTCTCCGCGCTCGATGCGTTCCTGTCGCTCTTGATCATACTTGCCAAAAGCTTGCTGTACGTCATTAATCAAAGAAAATGTTTCATTGAGCTCCGTACAGTTTTGACCCTCACGCTTTCTTTTACCGAAAATGCCCATGGGATACCTTCCTGGCTTAATAGCCAATTATCCAGGCCGACTGTTCGGGCCTGCACCTGGTGATTACCAAAGCAATCACCAGAGACCGACCGACAATCCAAACTACCTTGCTCATCCCACTCCATATTTTGTGTTCGGCAGTGGGGTACGTATGAATTCTTGCTCTTCTATTTCGTCTGTCACAGTCTGGTCAGGGAGCTGATAGTCAGCTTGCGGCGCTCCACATGCAAAACACCACACATCGTAAATTGACTTTTCCTCATTACATTCAGAACATCTAGCAACTTTAGGTGCTGCCACTGGTTTACGTCGTCCGAATAATCCCATGATCTTACCGCCTTTCAAGTTCTGCGATCACTCTACTTCCAATCTACAAGCTCAGGATGAAGCTCATAGAAGAGGCGTACACTTTCCTCTATTTCTTCCTGGGTAAGTTCCTGACCGTCGTCAATGCGTGCTTCAAGTGATTCGTAGCGCTCTTCCTTCGCCTCCTCTTCATTAGCAGCTTGAATGAAACGGTTAAAAATGTTCTTCAAGTTCTTCAT